AAGAAGCTGCGGAGAAGGCTGTCATAAAGGCAGAGGAAGAACGCCTCGCACAAGAAGCTGCGGAGAAGGCTGTCATAAAAGCAGAGGGAAAACGCCTCGCACAAGAAGAGGCTTACCGTATGGTAAAAGAAGATACCGAACAAATGGCTACTTATAAACGTGACCGTCCTCCCCCTCCTCCAGTTTCTAATTCACAAGGACCACCACCTACACCACCACCTACACCACCACCTACACCACCTACACCACCACCTACACCACCTACACCACCACCACCATCTATCCAAAACAAATTTGACGTAAATCCATTGATACAAACATTAACAGCAACCTTAAATAAAGATTTGACACAATCTGTTAATGAGTCAAGGTTTGATACAAGACCATTATTAAATGTGCTTTCAAATACATTAGCTGATACGAAAGAACATAGAATAGTATCAAGTAGTATGCCACCATCACCGGACATCCCCTTAAATAATATAATTACTAGTTGTGATGGAGAACCGTGTGATGACCCCGAAAATTTACAACCACAATCACCAGGAGAAATTGTTCCGGTATCACAGTCCATAGAAGGAAATGTTCCATTAACGGCTGAACCAGGTTCATCGTCGAGAATAAGCTTTCCATCAATGCCATCAATGCCTTCAGTAGATATTTCAGGAAAAATGAATTGGATTACACAATCATTGGTAGCATTGTTCGCAACTGTAGGAAATTTATTTACATTTAAACCAGCGGAAGACACAGACCCATATGAAATGTCAACTAATAAAGCAAACGAAGGATATATTTACATAGGTAAAATGTATATGAAGGAAGAAGGTGAAAATGTCCCATCAAAACAAGTAAAGTATATAAATTATCACCCAGAAAATAAGGACTTTTATATTGACGAACGTCCGGAAATTGTAGAATAAATATATATAGCCTAGAAAAAGTTAAATATAAATTGATATTAAATGTAATCATAAAATGTCAATTCAATACGTGATTGCGAATATCGAAATACCAATAAAAATACAAAATAATATAACCGAACCATTACCTGAATACATAAAAATAAATATATCAGAATGTAAAGAATTGCCCGAAAAATCGTGTCAAAATGCCGTACAAATGGATTTTATGGACCAAATATTAAATATGGTTTCATCTAATAAACCGGATGAATCAGATATAGTAGAAAATACTATATCAAAAGAAGAGATGGAAAAAAAGAAGCAAAGGAAACACGCTCGTAATATCACATTCAGAAACAATGTATTATCACATAGACGAACACAGAAAAAATATTCTAATTCATGATATTAGGGCGCTGTCCTTTTTCAACGATTAATGGTTCTGGGACCATTGTTTGGAGACGGTCACAAATATTAAGTGAATTTAAATCGTGGATTACAGGTTTAACAGATGGTTTTGGTTTAACCAAATTGCTTGTTCCTATACCAAATAATTGCGACTCAATATCATAGGGATTACTTGACAAATTAGAGGGTGCGACGCGTCCTTGTAATAATCCATTACCGGCAAAATAAGAGGTAGTAGGATTTCCATAATTATTTTTTTGACATGTTAGATAGTCACAAGAACCTGAATTAACATTTTGTTCTAAACGATAATCTCCTTCACTATTTTTACTACGTGTAGAAGCCATCTGGGTGTATATAATAATGTATATTTTATATACACCGAAAAATTATTTATAAATTTTTGCGTATAACTGTTTATAAATATCTGTCTGTAATAATTCTTCGTTAGGAATACCTGCTATTATTTTTTGTAATAATTTATGGAATAAGTCTAAATAATCATATCCTAGCATAATAGTAAGTCCTATGTTAGGGTCAGTGGAAAACATAAATGATGCGGTTTTTTCATATAGGTTAATAATTTCGGGTATTGATTTGGTAGTTTCTAGAATATAGTCCATGGTAACAGTAGCAGATTCATAATCGTAACTCATTTCATCCATAGTTTCATCGTCTAAATCCATATCCTTTGTTTCGGGATAGTTATTAGAATTCATTTTAAATAAGTTGCGTAAACATTGACGATACTCAGTGTTATTTGAATAATCAATGATTAAGTCAACTGGATAAGAATATGTCATTTTCATTACTAAATATAATAGTACAATGTTTATGTTAGTTTACAATAAACATTATACAGATGCGAAAAATTCCCAATCTAGGTCTTGGCAAACTTTTTTCCATATCATATCTTGTTCTAGTTGTTTTTCTCGGTCTTTCATCATAGGTATATATGGTAAGTACTGGGTTTGGTCTAACAGCACACATAATTGATGAAGTGTATATGTATAGTTAAAAAAGTTGGTACGATTAGCAGGACAATGCACCGCCCACGGCTTTTGAATCTCAATAAATAATACACATAAAGTTTCGTGTAATTCTTCATTCATCACGGGTGGTTTAATTCCGAATAACGAATTAATGTATTGTATGTGTTCGAAATACTTGTTTAATCCAAGCTTACGTAATAATTCACGCATCTTATCATAGTTAAGCTCAGACAAATCTGTAATGCGTTCTTTTTTAATACGTGCTTTGATTGCGTCGATTACTTCATCAGGTATTAATGTAGTTTCCTTAGCTTGGAATTGTGAGAGTATTTCTTTAAAATGGTTAAGACGAATATAGGCTGTATATGAAACTTCATTCGGAGGGTCTTTATTATTTGGTTTGGAACTATCCACAATATATGTTATGAATTTACCGCATTTATCATTATTACAGATGAGTATTCCTTCTTCATCTTGAGGTATCATTTCCCCTAGATTGCAAAATTCACATGTATCCGATTCAATATAATAATCTTGAGAATTAGTAAACTCATTTGTCACATTTCTCCAATATTGCTGTGTATTTATTTTGGATTGTGTGTATTTATTAATGGTTCCATCCTTATTATTATCATCTAGTTTAATTTTGAAAAAAGAGTTTAAAGCATCTGTGCTTCCGTATTGGTCGGTGCTGGCTGAAATTTGTTGTTTCTGCTCGAAGTAATCGAAAATAAATCTAGAATTGTTTAGTAAATACGTCTTCTTCTCACGTTTTAGTTTTTTTATTCTCTGTTGAATATCTCTAATCTGGTCTTTCATATTCATATATTCATCCACTTGGTTCTTTTGTAAAGTTTGGATTGTATTTCTCAACTCATCTTTTTCTCTCTGTAACTGCGGAATTGTCTCATTCTCTATCTTATCATAATATTCAGTTAGCTCGGAATGTTTTTCGTCAATTGTATGTATAGTTTTTAATTGTTTGAGTTGCTTTTTTTTAGACTCCCCTTTCATTAATTGAGATGGAATACTTTATATGAACGTTTTTATGTTAGTTTTTGTAGTAGGAATAAATACGAATTATGTATATATTTGTAAAATAAAAAATGTATTGTAAAGTAATCAAGTTTACAGTATAAAGATAGCGATATATATCTTGTAAGATGTCATTTATAGAGTATATAGTATTTTCTCTATGTTTTACAATATCTGTATTATCATTACCAATCGCATTTCACCAATTGGTAGTTTTGAATGTCACACACGATTCAGTAATTCGTTTGGGAGTATATGATAGACTTTATCCTACAAGTGATTTTACATTTTATGTTGAGAACTTACCAGAAAATGGAGAACTACGACAGTTATCGCAAGTGTATAGCAATTACGGATATACACCCATATCAGGATACAAGATACAGAACTTACATTCAAAAGTATCTGATAGTAAAAATAGAGTATATTACGTTTCAGATTTATTAGGAGTATCATCATATGTTTCGTTCTCGTATAGTGCCGTCAATAAAAAGAATGGTGACGTATCTGGGATGGGACTAATTACAATGGTTCAAAATAATGGTATTATTTCTGAAAGTAATTTTATGTTAAATAATGACGGTTGGTCGATTGTTGGGAACAAAGAAAAACCCGGGAAAGTGGATATATCACATACAAGTGTTAGTTCTATGATGTCTCGCTATATTTACGGAAATGATAACATCATACACAGTAATACGAAAAATATAAATGATAAAAAATTATGGTATTTTGAAGCACCTGACAAATTTACAGGAAATAAAGCGATTGCGTATGGTGGATATATTGAGTTCAATATCGCATCATTTTCAGGAGATTTTTCTAGAATTCACACCACATCTTACGCGGTTATATTAGAATGTGCTATATGTAATAATACTGGGTTAAGTCTTGGTATTCCAACCACAAGTATCTTTTTTAATGGTGAACCTACCAAAATATCGTTTAGGTTAGTTGAAGATGCTGGATGGTTAGATATAGATTCTAACAGGATTATGTCTAAATGTGAATTCATAAATATATTATCTAAATTATCGTCTATAAAAATCTTAGGAGATTGGACAACACTGCACGAAACCATAGCATTAGATAATGTTGTCATCAAAAATAATATCACAATGAAATTGCCTATATGTTATGGGATAGATTAGCACCACATACATTTTTTCATTTTTGTAGCACAATCAATACATATTCGAGGTGCTAAATACAAATATCCAAAAGGGTTACATACGTGGTCGGGATTACTATATCCGTAAATTTTCTTTTTCTTACACTCTTCACATTTATACCTTGCTGGAGAAAGCGGAACTTCTTTTTCGTGAACTTTATGTTCTTGACATATAAATTCGTGTTTAGTGGGAATCATATAATGTTCTTGTTCTGTCATGGTATTATCAGTATACATTAGCGTGTGAAAAATTCGTAAATATTAGAAGATTATGGTATTTAGAAAATGTATAATGAATACTAAAAATAGCGAAACAACTTTATTAGATTTGCCTCAAAATATAAAAATAGAAAAACCTGTATTTCAAAAGATGATGTTTTTAACAAATGCTTTAGAAGAAGGTTGGAGTATCCGGAAATCGAATGATTCTTATATTTTTACGAAAAAACATGAAAATAAACGTGAAATATTTCAAGAAGACTATTTAGACACATTTTTATTAACAAATAGTTCACATACACTTGGTATATACAGCCAAAGATAATCATTTTTAATATGATGCATCGTTCATTTATGATGTGAAGATTTACCTAACAATACAAATATATTTAGGGTATTTACAACTGTAGTTAAAATATTACAATTGTAATTTAATAATAAACCGAAATTTACACATTTTTGAATTATCGCTATTAATTAGAGCATTTAATTACAACTTTGATTGTATTTTTAGCAATATTATAATTTTAATTGAATTAATGCGATTTTTCCCCAGATTTTTTTCTTTGTAGAATATATAAATTCCATACAATGGCTGGAGGTTTAATGCAATTAGTCGCCTACGGCGCACAAGACGTGTTCCTTACCGGAACCCCCGAGATTACTTTCTGGAAGGTGTCCTACAGACGCCACACCAACTTTGCCATGGAGTCCATCGAGCAGACCTTCTCCGGTCAAGCCGATTTCGGTCGCCGTGTCACATGCACAATCAGCCGTAACGGTGATCTTGCTTACCGCACCTACCTTCAGGTCACTCTTCCTGAGATCAACCAGAACATGAAGAACGCCACTGGCACCGTTTCTGCCCGTTGGTTAGATTTCATCGGAGAGCAGCTCATCGCCCAAGTTGAGGTTGAGGTTGGTGGTCAACGTATTGACCGTCAATACGGTGACTGGATGCACATCTGGAACCAACTTACCCTTTCCAAGGAGCAAGAGTCTGGTTACCACAAGATGATCGGTCACACCACCCAGCTTACCTACATGACCGCTGATGGTCGTGCCGCCATTTCCGGACCCTGTGCCGCTGCCGGTGCCCCTAACCAAGTGTGTGCTCCCCGTAACGCACTTCCTGAGACCACTCTTTACGTGCCTCTTCAATTCTGGTTTTGCCGCAACCCCGGACTTGCTCTTCCTTTGATTGCCCTTCAATACCACGAGGTCAAGATCAACATTGACTTCCGTCCTATTGGTGAGTGTCTTTTCGCTGTTGACCCTAACGCCTCTGCCGCTGCTTCCGCATCTGTCACCCAGGCTTACCAACAATCTCTTGTTGCCGCATCTCTTTACGTTGACTATATCTTCCTTGATACCGATGAGCGTAGAAAGATGGCACAGAACCCCCACGAGTATCTTATCGAGCAAGTTCAGTTCACTGGTGACGAGTCCGTCGGTTCTTCCTCCAACAAGATCAAGCTCAACTTCAACCACCCTTGTAAGGAGCTTATCTGGGTCGTCCAACCTGATGCCAACGTTGACTACTGTGACTCCTTAATTGCCGGAACCACCCTTCACGCCACCAGCGGAGCACAACCTTTCAACTACACTGATGCTGTTGATT